GTGGTGGCGGTGGTGGAAAAACTGCTGGCGGAACAGGTTCAACAACTGGTATAAATAATGGTGGAAATGGAGAAGCAACACCTGCTGGACCAAGTATGGGTGGTGGGGCCGGAGGTGCTAATACTGGCGGTGGTGGAGGTGGAGCTAATTCTCCTGGAACATCTGGAAACGGCGGTTCTGGTATAGTAATAATAAGGTACAAATTTCAATAATTATGACAAGTAAAATTAAAGTAGATAATATAAATAAAGTTTCAGATGATTCAAACATCATCAAAAAATGTGGAACAACTACTACAATCGGATCAGGAGCAAGTAATCCAATTGTTGTAGATGGCTCTGCAGTTACATTAGGTCGTTGTGGTGGTACAGTTGCTTTAGCATCAGGCGCAACGCAATCAGGTTTTGGTAGATCAGGTTCTGTTAATTGGCAAACAACTCCAAAAACAGCAACGTTCACAGCAGCAGATGGAGAAGGTTATTTTATAAATTCAGGAAGTGCTTTAACTATGAATTTACCCGCAGGATCAGCTGGAGCTATTGTTGCTGTATCAGATTATGCAAGAAATTTTGCAACAAATAATTTAACAATATCACCTAATGGTTCAGAAAAAATTGGTGGTGTGGCGGATGATTTAATTTTAAATGTAAATGGTCAAGCATCAACTTTAGTTTATGTAGATGCAACAAAAGGTTGGATTAATGTACAAAATGCAGAAGACACACAAACAGGACAACCTCCTTTTATTTGTGCTTCGGTTTCAGGGGCAGGAAATACTTTAGCAACAGCTCCAGATTGTGCTAATGCTAAAATAGCAACTTTTACAGGACCTGGAAGTTTTACTGTTAATTCAGTTTCAGTAACACCAGCTAATAATGCAGTAGCTTATATGATTGTTGGCGCTGGTGGTGGTGGCGGTGGTGGTGGTTGTGGTGGTGATGCTGGTGGAGGTGGTGGTGCCGGTGGATTTAGAGAAGGAGTTACTCAAGCTATTACACCTTATACAGCTTCTCCTTTAGTAGCATCAACAACATCAGGAATTACAGTTTCAGCACAGGCTTATCCAATTCAAATTGGAGGTGGAGGTCCTGGAGGAAGTGGTCCAGGAAATGGTACTCCAGGAAATGTTGTAAGTGCTTTAGGTTTAACATCTACAGGTGGTGGTTTCGGAAAAGGAAATACTGGTGCCCCACACCCTGCTGGTCCAGGAGGATCAGGTGGTGGTGGTAGAGGTGGTGGAGGTATTCCAGCTATAGGTGGAGATGGAAATACTCCTACCGTAAATCCTCCTCAAGGTAGAAGTGGTGGAGCAGGAGGTTCTCCAACTGGTCCAAATCCTCAAAGTCCAGATAATGCTTCAGGTGGTGGTGGAGGTGCAACTGCTGTAGGAGAAAATGCTTCAGGTGGTGCTTCTGGTGGAGGCGGAACAGGAGCAACTACAAGTATTTCAGCAAGTCCAGTAGCTTATGCTGGTGGCGGAGGTGGAGCAGGTTTTCCAGGAGGTTCTGGAGGAACTGGAGGTGGAGGAGCAGGAACAAATTTACCAAGTACTGGTACAGGAACAAATGGAACAGATAATACAGGAGGTGGAGCAGGTGGTGGAAAAAATGGTGGAGTAGGTGGTTCAGGTATAGTAATAATAAGGTACAAATTTCAATAGGTAAAAATTATGAGTGAAGTAAAAGTAAATAAAATTAGTCCACGATCCGGAACAACTGTCACCCTAGGTGATAGTGGTGATACGTTCACAATTCCTAGTGGTGCAACAATTAACAACCAAGGTACAGCAACAAACTTTGGTGCAACAGGTTCAGCGTCTTGGAATACAACAAAAATTACAGCAGACCCAGGTCCAGCAGTAGCTGGTGTTGGGTATTTTACAGATACATCAGGATCAGCATTTAATATAACCTTACCTGCATCACCAAGTGCTGGTGCAGTTATAGCTGTTGCAGATTATGCAAATAACTGGAATACAAATACTGTTACACTTTTAAGAAATGGATCTAATATAGAAGGTGCTGCAGCCGATTTTGTATGTAATCAACAAGGTGCTGCAATAACATTTGTTTATGTAGATGCTACTAAAGGATGGGTGACAACAGATACTGGAAACAGCAGTGATGCTTTTGCAACTACTTTTATACTAGCTACAGGTGGAACAATAACTTGTCTTGGAAATGACAAAATTCATACTTTTACAGGACCAGGAACATTTTGTGTTTCTCAAGTTTCTAATTGTGCAACTAATAATGTAGTTTCTCATCTAGTAATAGGTAGTGGTGGCGGAGGTGGAAATAAAAGAGCTGGAGGTGGTGGCGCTGGTGGTTATAGAGAAGTTAAATCTCCATCTGCTCCTTATACAGCAAGTCCTTTAGACGGTTATCCAAGTGCTCCTAATAGAGTAACAGTTACAGCACAACCTTATACAATTGTAGTAGGTGGTGGTGGTCTTGGTGGAATAGCTTCTGGATCTACTTGTAATGTAGGAACTGCATCAACTCCTGGTAATGTATCAACATTTGCAACAATAACATCTGCAGGAGGTGGAACAGGTGGTGGAGTATCCCCTAATGCAGGACCAAATGGTTCTGGCGGTCCAGGAGGTTCAGGTGGTGGTGGTTTTGGTGGTGGTAATCCTGCAACACCTTTTCCAGCAGCAACAGTAGGAGGAGTTGGTAATACACCTACAGTAAGTCCTGCTCAAGGTTTTAGTGGTGGAGTTTCAAGAACTTCTCCTGACCCAACAGGTCAAGCAGGTGGTGGTGGTGGAGCAGCTGCTATAGGTAAAAATGGTAATGATCCAGGTGGAAGTGATGGTAATGGTGGAGCAGGGACATCAAGTGAAATTACAGGTTCAGCAGTTACAAGAGCTGGTGGCGGCGGAGGTGGCGCAAGAAGCGCAGGAGTTCCAACTTCAGGTGGATCAGGTGGTGGTGGAGCTGGTTCTGATACAGGAAATGGAACAAATGGAACAGCTAATACTGGTGGTGGAGGTGGTGGTATGAGTGATACTGCTTGTTCATCTTCAGGAAATGGTGGTGGTGGAGTTGTAATAATAAGGTACAAATATAAATAGTTGAATGATTAAAATTTATAATATATAAGGAGAAACATTATGGCACATTTTGCAAAACTAGGAGCTAACAGTAAAGTTATTCAAGTACTTACTTTGAATAATGGCGATATGCTGAACGCTGACGGCGTTGAGGATGAAACAGTAGGACAACAATATTTAGAGACACATAATAATTGGCCTGCACAAATGTGGATTCAAACATCTTACAATACATCTGGTGGCACACATTCAGGTGGTGGTACAGCATTAAGAGGAAACTACGCAGGTATAGGTTATACTTGGGACGAAGATGATCAAATCTTTTGGCCTAAAAAACCTTATGCATCTTGGGTAAAACATAATGCATCAGCTTCTTGGAAATCACCAATCGGTGATGCTCCAGCATTAACAGCTGAACAAACTTCACAAAACGAAGCTGATACTCATATGTGGTCTTATGTATGGAATGAAGCTAATACAACTTGGGACTTGACAGACAGAAAAGCATAAATTAAAAATGGTGGTGGTATGCAGAGACAAGTATTAACAGAACAATCATTATATTACGGTGATGTCGATATGCCTAAAGATTGGGATATTGACCGAGATAAATTATCAGGCGACATTTTACAATCAGTAATTCAAAACAAAGATTTTCCGTTCTCACGAACTTGGGATATGTTAAATACCTATATGCGAGATCACGTTGGTCTTGAGTATGGTGTAAATTTAGTTAACAAAGAAACGTGGGGAAATATTTATAAACCCAGCGAGACTACAATTCCTTTATTAAATATAGATCCAGTAGATTTACGTAACTCTCCAGACTTTACATTATTATATGGTGTCAAAGTTAAAGACTGTATGGTCAGAATACATTATGAAGATAACAGACGTAAAGGTAGATCTTGGGATATACCATTGACTAATAATCAATTCATAATGTTTCCATCAACGAATATGTATTACCTAACCAACAATCAAAAAGATTCATTAAACTTTGTACAAACAATAACTTATGAATATATCTAATTATTACTGGCATTTTCCTGCAGCACTCACACCAAAATTTTGTGATGATGTAATAGCTTATGCAAATTCACAAGAAGAAGTTATGGCTAGAACAGGTGGCTATGGAGATAGAAAATTAAAAAAAGAAGAAATAAAAGATTTAAAAAGAAAAAGAAACTCTGATCTAGTTTGGTTAAATGATACTTGGATCTATAAAGAATTACATCCATACGTTCATATGGCTAATAAAAATGCAGGTTGGAACTTTGATTGGGAAAGATCGGAATCTTGTCAATTTACAAAATATAAACACAATCAATACTATGATTGGCATTGTGATAGTTGGGATAAAACATATGATAGAGGAGATCCTAATCATCCAGAACACGGCAGAATTCGAAAACTATCTATGACTTGTCAATTAACAGATGGTTCAGAATACAAAGGTGGAGAACTAGAATTTGATTTTAGAAACTATGATCCACATATGAGAGATGAAAGTCAACACTTAAGAAGAGCAAAAGAGATTTTACCTAAAGGATCTATTATTGTGTTTCCTTCTTTTGTATGGCACAGAGTTAAACCCGTAACCGCTGGCACAAGATATAGTCTTGTTGTTTGGCATTTAGGAAAACCATTTAAATAATATGTATATAAATAATTACTTTAACACGACCCTTTGGTCAGAACAAAAACCCGAGTTTATAAAATCTTTAACTAAAGCATCTAATAAATATATTAAAGCTGCTAGAAGTTTTCCAGAAGCTAAAGCACATATAAAAAAGTTTGGTGACTTTGGAAGATCATATCACTCGACACCACTTACAGCTGACAATGACTTTCTAGATTTTAGAAATTACATTGGTCAAAAGTCTTGGGAATATTTAGATCACCAAGGTTTTGATATGCAGCAATATAATACTATGTTTAGTGAGATGTGGGTACAAGAGTTTGCAAAAAAAGGTGGTGGTCATCATTCAGCACACGTACATTGGAATCAACACGTATCAGGTTTTTACTTTTTAAAGTGTAGTGATAAAACATCGATGCCAGTATTTCACGAGCCAAGAACAGGAGCAAGATCTACAAAGTTAAAAATGAAACCAGATCAAAAAGGTGTATGGGGTGGATCAGAACTTATACATTTTAAACCTACACCTGGTACATTAATTATTTTTCCAGGATTTTTAGAACACGAGTTTAGTGTAGACTTTGGACTTGAACCTTTTAGATTTATTCATTGGAATATACAAGCAGTGCCAAAAGAAATGGCTAAAGATGTTTAAGAAAAAAAAGTACACAGTTATTCGTCAAGCAATATCAAAAGACTTGGCTAGTTTTGTTGCAAATTATTTTTTAATGCAAAAACAAGTTTATGATACTTGTAAAAACGCTAGATACATTTCACCCTTTGAAAATATTATAGGTCACTATGAAGGACAGGATGAACAGATACCACATACTTATAGTCAGTATTCTAATATAGCTATGGAAACTTTAATGTTAAAATGCCAACCAGAAATGGAAAAGGTAACAGGATTAAAATTATATCCAGCTTATACTTATGCAAGAATTTATA